CAATCTCCGACGCAACACCAACCGCCGACGCATCAACACCACCCAACAAACCCTCACCAGAACCCACCACCGTCAACACACCAGAAGCACTCGACGACACACCACCCAACCCGCTCGACGCTGACGCCACCACCGTCACTACACCCGACGCCGAAGCCGTCAACCCGCCAAGATCAGAGGAAGCGTCACCGAAATCCTCAATCGTCACATCACTCACATCGGCGAATAGTTCACCGAGTTCGGCTGATGCCACACCGGTGACAACTGGTGTCACCGTTCCGGTGGCTGTGGCTGCTATTGCACCGAGGGTTGCTGATGCTGTGGCAGTGGTGGCGAAGGTGGTGCCATCTAGGACACCGTTGCCGTCAAGCGTTGAGGTGTCAAGGACGAACGCTGGGGATGGGCCGCCGAGACCGACGTTCTCGTCGTTGAGTTGCGACTGGTCAAGGTAGAACCGTGTGACCACGGGTGCCTACTTAGGAGGCGAGCGTCAACGAGACGTTCAGTGAACCTGACGAGATGGTGAAGGTGTCGCCTGCTGTGTAGGCGTTTGCGGTGATCGTTCCTGAGAACAGGAAGTTTCCGGCTGAGACGTTGTCCCATGCGGTGAAGTGGGTGGCGTCTTGCGAGCCGGCGATGTTCGTCCAGGTGAGTGCGCTGTCAGATGCGAGCGCACCCGATGACGCTGCTGAGAACGACGCTTCTTTGCGGGTCGTTTCCGTTGCCGGATTTGCTGTGCCGTTTGCGCCAGGGTCACCAACATGAAGTTTTACATACACGGCGGCCACAGCGAAAGTGTCATTGTTGCCCAATGCATCAAGCCATTGGTCTGCCAGATAGGAGCTGATTCCTGTTGCCATTACTGTTCAGGCCTTTCCGTGATGTGGAGGATTCGACCTTCTGCATCACGCTCAACCGTGCGAACAACGGTGCGCTGCTCCGGCACATTGACATTGACAACAGTTTCAGGAATGTTCACAACTGGTGCATCCACTCGAACCGATGGTGGTGTGACGTGGATGACTTGTTCTGGCATGTTCAAGTTCAACTCTCGTGTGCCGGTGTCATAGACCGTTGCTGGGGCAATCGGGTTGATAGCGGCCACTGGTTGCAGGGCCGCAGTCGGAACACCCGTGTGTTCAATGTCTGGCATGTCAAGAGCTTTCAATACGGCAGCAGGTTGGAAACCTGATGCGATGAGACGTTGTGCGATAGCCGATTTGCGATCCAAGTCGGCAAGGTTCGCAGCCGTGATGTCAATGTTCGTCAACGGGACTCGATATACATCGCCACCCTCAATCGGGGTCATGTCCTCAAATCGGCGCACATCATTCACCGACATGTAGCCGTTATTCAAGCCCGACTGGTAGGAGGCGTTGCGTGCTGCGATGTCGCCACGCAGAAGACCTGCGGTGGAGAATCGGATGAACGCACGACCAGCCAAAAGGACGCTGTATTCGGATTCAACCTTCGCCAAAATTGGGGTCAACGAATGAACCAAGAACGACAAGTTGTTCGCCTCAACCGACGCATACGACATCGCACCTGGTGTCGTGACACCAATCATCGACGGTGGGACACGGAAGATTCTGGCAATCTCCTCAACAGCGAACTGTCGAGACTCAATGAACTGCGACTCGTTCGGTGGCACACCAGTCTTCTCAAACGTGGCACCACCAAACAAGATGCCGGGACGATGCGCACGACGCAACCCCTTGTGCCCATCCTCAAACGCATCCACAAGATTCTTGGCCTGCTCACGAGACAAGTTCCCAGGGAACTGAATGATGCCAGAAGTGTTCGACCCCTGACCAAAGAAACGGGAGGCAAACTCTTCCAACGCTCGTGCCAAACCGAGGTTCTCTTTCATCAAGTCAATGCGTGATTTTCCACGCAACTCACCCGGCAAAGTCAAGTCACGGATATGAATCATGTCCACATCCTCAATGCGGTCACGAGCCTCATACACGTAGAAGAGACGTCCGTTGTTGTCTCGACGAATCTCTACCACCTGCGGATTCAACACCGACAACGCCAACACTTCACCATCCTCATCACGAATGATGCGTGTGAACGAGTTGCCGTTCAGCAACAGTGAAACAATCACCTGCTGAAAGTGATCCTCTTTCGTCACCCCAATATCGGGTGCGTCAAGCCATGCAGGTCGTGGACGATACTGAAGACGCACACCCTCCTGACGGATATAGGCATCAACTGGCAGCGTGGAAATCGTGTCGGCAATCAGACGAACGCACGCATAGACCGTCCCAATTTTGATGGAATCGTCCTGCGTGACATAGACACCAGAGTTCGTCGTGAACGTGTAGCCGTCACCAAGTGCGAACAACGACTGGAACGAAATTGCACGTTCCTCCTCATTGCCACCACGGCCAACTAGACGGTCAACAATCACTTCTTGTCATCCTTAGTGATTCGAGCCAAACTCCACGCAGACACAAACGCAGCAACACCAATCACAGCAAACCCCAACGCTGGTGCCACCAACCATCCTGCAACCACAAGACATACCAATCCAATCAGCTCCAGCCATAAAACTTTCATCCCAGCCTCCTATCGTAGTTGAACCAGCCTACTCACACCACGAAGAACCCAGGTTCCGCCACAGGTTCAGGCGTCGTAGTAGCACGATCCGACGCCATCGCCAACGCAATCACAGCGTCAATCTTCCGCTTCGACTTACCCTTCGACAACGTCCAACCATTGTCCTTCATCCGTTGCGCAGCCGACAACACCTGATCCGAAAACAACGGATTCCCATCATGCGCAAGTTTCTGATTCACAATCAACTCATACAAATTCCCACACGCAGGAACCATACGCTGCGGAGACTGCGGAAACTCCACCATCGGAAACCCATCCTCAGCCAACGCCTCAGCAGTCCTCTGAAAAAACGCTGGGTCAAACGCAATCTCCTGAATATCAAACTGTTGCGCAACCTCACGCAAATACGACTCCACCGCAGACACATCCAACACACCACCCTCCGGCAACCAAATCTTCGCCCGAGCCACCAACTTCCCCTCAACATGCTGAACCAACACCACCGCCGTCGTATCACGCTTCAACGCCATATCAACCCCAACCCACGTCGCAGCACCAGGCACAAGCTCCAACGTCGAACGACACAACTCCCAAGCACCCTGCGGCAACCACGAATCAGCAGCCGTCCTCACCCACTGATTCAGACGGTACCTACGCACCGAAACCTCAGAAGTTTGACGCACCGCAATCTCCATATCCTCCGGGTCAAGAAGACCCTCAGCCAAATTCGGATTCGCCTCCAACCACGCCTGACGATCATTCAAGTCACAACCCTCAGCAGCCTCCCACCACCAAAACCCAAACGTCTCATCCTCAATCTCACCACGACACACCTTCTGGCCATAGCCATACAACAACCCACAAATACTTGTCAGGTCATACCCGGCAGTCGTAATCGCCACAATCTGCGGATCACGACGAGCACCCGAACCCAACGTCAACGCATCCCAAAGTTCAGAGTTCGGCTGCACATGCAACTCATCAAACACCACCGTCGACGGATTCAGACCTTGCTGAAGTTTGGCGTCACTACTCAACACTCGATACACACTGTGCGTCGAAGGCACCTCAATCGCATCCCGATACACCTTGCAAATCCCAGACAACGCAGGCGACTGCTGCACCTGCCACTTCGCCTCATCAAACACCACACGAGCCTGACGCCTATCACCAGCAGCCGAATACACCTCAGCCCCATGCTCACCCTCAATCAACCCATACAAGGCGATGAGAGACCCAATCAACGACTTCCCGTTCTTACGACCCAACCCAATCACACTGCGCTTATAACGCAACAGGCCGTCAGCCCGACGCTCATACAAAGCGTTGATGAGCTGCCGTTGCCACGGTGTCAAAATGAACGCATCACCAGCCCGTATCCCCTTGGATACATGCATCAACGACTCAGCAAACTCAATTACAAACGGACCCTCACTTCTCTTCGGCTTCGCCGATGTCGACCACCTTGGCTGCACGACCACCGGCTTTTGCTTTTCTTTCACGGTACGAGTCGAGCTCATTCTGAATCTTCACCTCCACAAAACCTAGGCGGGCACGATCCACGGGAGTGAAACCGAGCAGGGACAAACAATCTAACACTTGCGCATCCAACGCACGCAACGCCGTACGGTCACGCCAATCACCATCACGCAACACCTTCACACGCAACGCCTGACGCTCATCAATCTGCTCACACACCATCTGCAACAACTCAATATCCGTCTGCGGACTAATCCACGCAAACCCCACCGACCACACACGCTCCCAAAACGCCAACCCGTTAGAACCCAAAGGCCGCACCGGCGAAGGCACATTCACCTGACCAACAATCGCCACCTCCGTAGACGGCAACTTCCTACGACCAGGATTACCCGTCCGACGTTTCTGCTCGGTGGGCTTCGGCGGACGCCCAACAGGCCTACCCATCTAGAAAATCATGCTCCTGACCACTCGCCTCACTCACAGGCTTGATACCCGTCACCTTCTGAAACCGGGCACAAATCACATCCACATACTTCGGGTCCAACTCCATCAGATACGCAACACGATTCGTCTGATGCGCAGCAATCAACGTCGAACCAGAACCACCAAACAAATCAAGCACTAAACCTTTTGCAGGACAGGAGTTGTTCATTGCTCGAACACCCAATTCTGTTGGTTTTTGAGTTGGGTGAAACTCGTTTTTGCTTTGTCTTGCAATGTCCCAAACGCTGACTTCATTTGTCGGTCCATTCCAAAAAGGTGATTTTCCTTTTTTGAATGCATACAAACAAGGCTCGTGCTTGCTTTTGTATTGAGCGCCAATGGCACCAAATTGAGCAAGATTTTTATTCCAAATCAGAGTGTTTCGAATTTCATATCCGGCGGCAATCACGGCGGCAATCACGGCGGAAGATTTGCTGTCCGAAAACCATAGATATAAAGCAGCATTGTCTTTTGAATTACTTGAAGCCAACGGCAAACATTGTTCGTAAATATCCGCATTGCCATCGTTAAATATTTTTTCTCTACGCTTCCCTTTTTCGGCATGACCGCCGTCATAGTTGACCCCATACGGAGGATCTGTGAACACCATGTCAGCCTTTGCACCAGCCATCAACTTCTCCACATCCGTAGGACTCGTTGAATCACCACACATCAGCCGATGAGGCCCCAAAAGCCACACATCACCCGGCATTGACTTACCAACCACCTGCTCAGGAACCTCATCAGGATTACCCACCAACGGCAACACATCAGGCTCCAACACCGCCAACAACTCCGCC